ATCGGACCAAGGTGTCCACCATACATCCTTTTTGAATGTACCATCCTGGTTTCTTGCTCTGTTTTTTCTTTCAAACATTATATTATGTTTCTACCATCAAGTTTAGCATTTAATGTTTTGATTTCACCACTAATCTCTTGTAACTTCTCGTAAACATCTGATTTTTCAGCAGGTTTATCAAGTAATTTATCAATAGTTGTGTATTCTATAGTTACTTTTTTACCTTGTAGTAGTTGATTAGCTACCTTTGCGTACATTTTTTTATATGCAACTGTACTAGAGCCAATAAAACCATCCTTAGAACTATCTAAATCTTGTTGTGTTTCACCTACAATAAGACAACCTGATGTATGTTCATCAGTGTTGCCAGTGTGTATAAGTATATAAGTAAAGTTAGGCACATCTAGTATATGCAACATTCCATAATGAGCATTCTTATAGCGATCACTGTACTTGGAGTGGAACGATCCTGATTTTCTAAACTCAATATCGTATGTGCCTTCTGGTATGCAGGTTTCGTGCATTACTTTTACTGCTTGGTATTGATCCTCTAATGTAAAGCACTCAAAGATACCATCAATTAATAAAATACCATTGGTTGCATCAGTTCCAAACTGTGTTCTTACTACTGTTAGTTTCATTTATCCTCCTTAGTGTGAGTATATGCCGTACTTACAGTTACATATTGTAACGTATGTGCCGTTTGTTTTATATGTTTTACAACTCATATCTAACTCATCATCAGTATCATCAAGTATAACATCATCAAACCACATAATTAATGACTATGAGTATAGTTCCATAAATCCTGTATTTGGTTATTTAAATCATCTATTTGATACCACTTTTGATTTACAGTTTCAACCTGGGTTTTTACTCGTTCAAGTTGTTTTAGGAGGTCTTGCCACTCCCATTTCTGTAACTCGTATGCTTGACTATCATTAAAGTTAATCTCCCTATCTTTATATTCTTGAAATGCCCATTCTAAATCTCTTACTTTTTGATCTAAGTTTTGATAATTAGCATCAAGATAAGCTACACGTTCTTCTAAATATTCTGCATTATATGCAACTTGTTCTAATTGATATATTTTTTCATACAATATTGATATTTGATTATTAATTTCATTATCTGCTACAAGTTCTTCTAATTGACTAACTCTATCATCAATACCAGATAATGTATCAACCAGTCTGCCGACTGTATTAATACCACCAACAACAGCACCCAAAATAGTAAAACCACCAATGACAAGTGCAATATTGTTCCTAATTTTTTCAAGCAATTAGTTGCCTCCAGAACAACAACCTTGTCCACAACAGTTGCCCATTACCCACCTACCTTAAATAGTATTTCTCTAATCACTTCTTCTATAATTAAAAGCTGATCGTTGTTGTCTGATAATGCACTTTGATAACCAGAAACTAATGCCTTTAACGTTGCAACTTCTTGCTGTAAATCATTTACTGTTCTAAATAACCAAGCTACTAAGGCAGCCAATCCACCTTGTAGTATTTGATTCATATTTATTTTTAC